TGAAAGATGGAACTGTAACTCAACCAGAAGAAAAAAAATAAATGGCAAAAATTAGCGACACTACGGCATACCCACAAATTGCAACATTAGATTCTGCAGATTATTTAATACTAACTGATGCGGAAAATAAGTTCATGACAAAAACCTGCACTATTGGGCAGTTACAGTCTGAGTTTGGTATTGATACGTTGGTTGCTCATGTTGAGGTTACATCTACGCAATTACAATCTTTAGGAACATCTTCAAAAACAATTATTGCTGCAGCAGGACTTAATAAGGTTTTAGATATAATATCTCTTTCAGTATATGGTCAGTTTGGTACAACAGCTTATGATTTTTCAGGTGATTTAGAGTTTGATTGTAATGGTACTGTATATGGATCACTTGCATCAGTATCTGCAAATGGAAGTGCAGATTATGCTTTAAAGACTATTATAGGTGGTGGCTCAGGAAATAGCTTAGCTCTTTCAGGCAATTCGCCTTTAAGGTTAACTACCTCTGGTAATCCAACACAAGGTGACGGTAAGTTGTTTGTCAATGTATATTACAGAGTCCTAACATTAGGAACAACATTTTAATTTAATAGATTGGACATAAGAAAAATATCCATAGGCACAGATTATAAATCTGGTGCAATGCATTATATTGTAGGCCAAGAAGTTTTGGGCGGAGGATATTCTATTCACTTAATACAACACAATAAAGAACAGGATTCATATATGATATGGATTCAAAAACAAAACGAAGTGTTGTTGTGGAAAGAATTTAAAACCACTATGCCAATTTCATTGGAATATAATATAAATTTTTAATGCAATCACCCCACTATTTTATTGTAAAACCCCTTAAAGGTAAAAGATATGATAACACCAAGTCTTATGGAGATAAGGAGTTAATCATAAGTGTCTCTGAGGAAGATCACACTGTTGCAAACAGATTTGCAAAAGTAATAAATTTACCAATAGGATATGCAGGTGATATATCAATAGGCGATACCGTTCTGGTACACCACAATGTTTTTAAATATTATAATGATATTTATGGAAGACAAAAAAGTGGAAGAAGCTGGCTAAAAGATGATTTATTTTTAGTGGATGAGTTTCAATTTTTTTTATATAAAAAAGACAATCAATGGAAGGCTTATGATAAATATTGTTTTGTAAAGCCTATTGAAAAAAAACAATCTTATATTGTGGGTAGTGGTGTTAATAAAGAACCGTTGCAAGGAGAGATTGTTTACATCAACAATCAATTAAAAGAATTAGGAATTAGCGTTGGAGATACTGTATGTTTTGAACCTCACAGTGAGTATCATTTTAACATAGAGGGGGAAGATTTGTACAGGATGTTTACTCAAAATATAACTATAAAATTATGATATACTTAATAGATAATTTTTTAGACAAACAATTTCTTCAGATTACTCAAAATTATTTGAACGAGCCTTTTCAAAAAGTTATTTCTGGCGGAAAGGATTTTTATGTTTTAGACTCTAATGAAGATTTTGATAAATATATTTTAAGTTTACTTGAACAAAAAGAAGGAGTTGAATTAGAAAACATATTAAGTTTTTTTAGAGTTGCTACCGATAAGTTAGACACCAACTGGAGAATTCATTCTGATTTAAATATAAAAGGTCAAAGACCTGATCGTGCTATTGTATTGTATTTATCACCAAAAGAACTTGAAGAGTTACATGGAACAGCTTTTTGGGAGCATGATGTTTATGGTAAAGAGCTGCCTGGTGAGATTACAAATGATCAGTATGACAGAATGCTCGAAGCTGATGCGGAAATTTTAGAAAAATGGAGGTTAAGTTCTGTAATTGGATATGAAGAAAATAGATTACTATCTTATCCTTCCAGTTATTTTCATAGTAAATTCCCTAACAAAGGGTGGCCCTCAGGCAGAAAGGTTTTTGTAATGTTTTATAAATTTAAGTAATGAACACTAAAGCACTTAAAATAAAAATTATAGATGCAGGTCAAAAGGCTGTAGATGAATTAATAAAAGTTGCACAAGAAAAAATAGTAACAGGAACAGAAGATGATGTATCTGCAGACAGGTTAAAGAATGCAGCGGCTACAAAAAAGCTTGCTATTTTTGATGCTTTTGAAATACTAAAAAGAATAGAAGAGGAAGAAGATAGGTTAGAAGGAAAAGAAATTAAGAAAAATAATTTACCAAAAGGATTTGCCGAAAGAAAATCAAAATAGCTTATATAGGGTTTTGCATAATGCAATTCCAGCTAAGGTTGTTTCTACAAAAAATAGACACAGATCTTGGCAGTATGGCTATGATGAAAAATATAATATTGTAATAATTTCCAGAAACGGAACTATTGGTGAAATATATAATATAAATGGTTTAAAAATTGCCTTACCAAAAGCTCCTGAAAAAATATATAAAAGATCTAATTCTAAAACAGATCAGTATTGGGAGGCTAAAGAGTATTCTAAAGAATTAAAAAAAATATCTACCATATTCCAATGGCATTCAGTGCCCAACCATTTTAAAGAGCAGTGGGTAGATTATATTGAGGAAGAGTTTAATAGGAGAGAAAAAGGTTTTTGGTTTTACAATAATGGAATACCTACATATATAACAGGATCTCATTATATGTATTTGCAATGGACAAAAATTGATGTTGGACTCCCTGATTTTAGAGAGGCTAATAGAATATTTTACATATACTGGGAAGCTTGTAAGGCAGACAAAAGAAGTTTTGGTATCTGTTATTTAAAGATAAGACGGTCAGGTTTTTCCTATATGGGTTCTGAAGAGTGTGTAAATATTGCAACGCTTGCAAAAGATTCAAGGGTTGGAATACTATCCAAAACAGGTAGTGATGCTAAAAAAATGTTTACTGATAAAGTTGTTCCTATCTCTAATAACTATCCTTTCTTTTTTAAACCCATACAAGACGGTATGGATAAGCCAAAAACTGAGTTAGCATTTAGAGTACCCGCTTCTAAGATTACTAAAAAGAACATGTTTGAAATAGAAGAGGAAGAGCTTGAGGGCTTAGATACTACTATTGATTGGAAGAATACAGGAGACAATAGTTATGATGGTGAAAAATTAAAATTACTGGTTCACGATGAAAGTGGTAAATGGGATAAGCCAGACAATATATTAAATAACTGGCGTGTTACAAAAACATGTTTGAGATTAGGTAGTAAAGTTATTGGTAAATGCATGATGGGATCTACTTCGAACGCTTTAGATAAGGGTGGTAGAAACTTTAAAAATTTATATAATGATTCAGATGTAGGAAAAAGAAATTCAAATGGTCAAACTAAAAGTGGGTTATATTCACTTTTCATCCCAATGGAATGGAATATGGAGGGTTTTATTGACAGATATGGCATGCCTGTTTTTGAAACACCTTCAACAAAAGTTATGGGAATTGATGGAGAATACATTGAGCAGGGGTCTATCACTTATTGGCAAAACGAAGTTGACTCTTTAAAAAATGATCCAGATGCTTTAAATGAATTTTACAGACAGTTTCCTCGCTCTGAATCCCACGCCTTTAGAGATGAAAGCAAACAATCTATATTTAATTTAACTAAAATATATCAACAAATTGATTATAATGATTCATTAATTAAAGATCATTTTATAACTCAAGGATCTTTTAGTTGGAAAAATGGCATTAAAGATTCTCAGGTAATATGGACTCCAAATAAAAGAGGAAGATTTTTTGTAACTTACATGCCGAAAGTTGGATTGCAAAATAATGTAATAAAAAAGAATGGCAGATTTTTACCAGGGAACGAACATTTAGGTTCATTTGGTTGTGATTCTTATGACATTTCGGGAGTGGTAGTTGGTAAGGGATCTAATGGTTCTTTACACGGACTTACAAAATTTAGTATGGAAGAAATGCCAAGTAATCATTTCTTCTTAGAATATATTGCAAGACCTCAAACTGCAGAGATTTTTTTTGAAGAGGTTTTAATGGCGTGTTTTTTTTATGGAATGCCAATTTTGTGTGAGAATAATAAACCAAGGTTACTGTATCATTTTAAAAATAGAGGATACAGGGAGTTTTGTTTAAACAGGCCTGACAAAAATTATTCTAAACTTTCAAAGACAGAAAGAGAATTAGGTGGAATACCTAACACTTCTGAAGATGTAAAGCAATCGCATGCAGCAGCAATTGAGTCTCACATAGAAAAGTACGTGGGAATTGATGAGCAAGGTATATATAGAACAGAAGGTGATATGGGAGATATGTATTTTCAAAGAACACTGGAAGATTGGGCTAAGTTTGATATTTCAAATCGAACTAAGTTTGACGCATCTATTAGTTCTGGATTAGCAATTATGGCTAATCAAAAACACTTATATACACCGTCAAAAGAAAAAAGGAAAATAAGCATTAAATTTGCAACATATAACAATACTGATTCTCGCAGTAGAATAAATAATAAATGAAAGAGGTAAAAATAGAAATCAATCAAGCCGCTTTTCCTGATCAGTTTGTTACTGACGCACAGAAAGACTCCATGGAATATGGCCTCCAAGTTGGGCAGGCTATACAATATGAGTGGTTTAGAAGAGACAATGGCTCGTGTCGGTTTTTTGATCAATGGGGAGAGTTTAATCGTTTGAGGCTTTACGCACGTGGAGAGCAATCGGTAGCTAAATATAAAAATGAAATAGCAGTTGACGGAGATTTAAGTTATCTTAATTTAGATTGGACACCTGTTCCTATAATTCCAAAGTTTGTTGATATTGTGGTAAACGGTTTAAACGATCGTTTATTCAAAGTAAAAACTTTTGCTGAAGACGCAATGTCTGCAGAGAAAAGAGATGAGTTCCAGCGAGAGATTGAAGGTGAAATGATTGCAAGACCCTTGTTCCAACAAATAGAACAAGATTTTGATATCAGTGTATTTCAAACTGAAGAGTCTGAACTACCTACAAATGAAGAGGAGTTGCAACTTTTTATGCAGCTTAAATATAAGCCTGCTATAGAGATAGCGGCAGAAGAAGCTATAGATACTGTTTTAAGTGAAAATCAATATAACGAAACAAGAAAAAGATGTGACTATGATTTAATGACGCTCGGCGTTAGTATGGCCAAGCATCAATTTTTACCTGGTCAAGGTATTCAAATAGATTATGTTGATCCAGCTAATGTTGTTTACAGCTATACTGAAGACCCTTATTTTAAAGATTGTTTTTATTGGGGAGAAATAAAGACTGTGCCAATGACAGAGTTGGTAAAAATAGACCCTAACATATCTAATGAGGATATGGATAAAATTGCCAAGTACAGTCAGTCTTGGTATAATTATTACAACACTTCTCAGTATTACGAGAACTCTATGTTTTATAGAGACACTTGTACCTTACTTTATTTTAATTATAAAACAACTCATACGTTTGTTTACAAGAAAAAACGAATGGCGGATGGAACTTTTAAAGTAGTTCCTAAAGATGATACTTTCAATCCACCTCAGGAAATGATGGATGAAGGAGAATTTGAAAGAGTTGAAAAGAAAATAGAGGTGTGGTATGATGGTATAATGGTTATGGGAACAAACATTATGCTAAAGTGGGAGCTTGCAGAAAACATGGTTCGGCCAAAGTCTGCCTCTCAATATGCATATCCTAATTATGTGGCTGTTGCTCCAAGAATGTACAAAGGAAATTACGAATCTTTAGTAAGACGTATGATACCTTTTGCTGATCTTATTCAAATAACACACTTAAAAATACAACAAGTTGTAGCTCGAGTAGTTCCAGATGGAGTATTTATAGATGCCGATGGTTTAAATGAAGTTGATTTAGGAACAGGTAATGCATACAATCCTGAAGATGCGTTACGACTATACTTTCAAACAGGTAGTGTTGTTGGTAGATCATACACACAAGATGGTGAGTTTAACAACGCAAGAGTCCCAATACAGCAGTTAACATCAAGTAGTGGTGCTGGTAAGCTTCAAATGCTTATTGGTAACTACAACCATTACTTAGATATGATACGTACTGTAACAGGCCTTAATGAGGCGAGAGATGCTTCATCACCAAATCCTGAAGCTTTAGTGGGTATTCAAAAATTAGCAGCACTAAGCTCAAACACAGCGACTCGACATATATTAAACGGAAGCTTATACTTAACTAAAAGATTAGCCGAAGGTGTTATTGTTAGAACAGCTGATGTCCTGCAATATTCTGAATTTAAAGATCAATTTGCTATGCAGATTGGTAAATATAATTTAAGACTATTAGAGGATTTAAAAGATTTCTATATATATGATTTTGGTATTTTCTTAGAAATGTCTCCAGATGAAGAAGAAAAGCAAATGCTTGAACAAAACATTCAGATGGCTTTATCTAAACAAGATATAAATTTAGAAGACGCTATTGATATTAGAGAGATTCATAATTTAAAAATGGCTAATCAACTTTTAAAAGTTAAAAGAAAAAGAAAAGCTGAGGCTGAACAGCAACAACTTCAACAGCAACAAGCTGCTCAGGCAGAAATGCAACAGCAACAGTTTATGGCTCAAGCTCAAATGGAGCAGCAAAAATCTCAAATGGACCTTCAAAACAAAATGCAATTAAAGCAAAATGAAATTGCAATGGACATTGAAAAGCTTAAAAGTGAAGCAACATTAAAAGCTCAGCTAATGCAAGTAGAGTTTAATTATAATTTACAATTAAGAGGGATGGAGCAATCTCAAATCGATGATAGAGAGAAGGCAAAAGAAAAAGGTAAAGCAGATAGAATTACAATGGCTAATACACAGCAATCAAAAATGATTGAACAACGTAAAAGAAATTTACCTCCAATAAACTTTGAGTCTAATGAAGATAGTTTGGATGGTTTTGATCTTGCTGAATTTAATCCAAGATAATAATAGCCTAAAATTATATACAAAATAATACATAAATTTGTAAAAATTAAAATCAAATAAAATGGAATTTAAAGTAAAAGAAGTTGGTCAAGGACAAGAAAAGTCTAAAGCTGAAATAGAAGAGCAATTATTAAATGAGCATGAAGAAAAAATACAAGCTCAGGAAAATGTTGAAACTCCAGAAGTAGAAAGCGTTAATGTTTCTGCATCTGAAGAAACTGATTTAGTTGAACCAATAAAAGAAACTCCATCATCAGGAGTAAATGATGAAAACGTTCTTTCATATATTAAAGAAAGGTATAATAAAGACATAAATTCAGTTGATGAATTGTTTGATACAAGAGAAGCAAACGAAGATTTACCTGAAGATGTTTTAAAATATTTTGAGTATAAAAAAGAAACAGGTCGTGGTATTGAGGACTTTTATAAATTACAAAAGAACTACAATGACATGGACGATGATTCTGTATTAGCTGATTACTATAGTGTTCATGAGGAAGGTCTTGACGCTATAGATATAATTGATTTAATGGACGAGAAGTTTGGATTCGATGTAGATGAAGACGAAGAAAAAGACATTAAAAAAAGAAAGTTAGCTAAAAAAAGAGAGCTTGCTAAAGCACGTAAGTACTTTAATGAACAGAAAGATAAGTATAAAATTCCTCTTGAGTCAAGTGGGGATGGATTATCGGATGATCAGAAAACAAAACTTACTGCTTACCAGGATTATATAAAAGAATCTGATACTATTGCTGAGGAAAACAAAAAGCGATACAGTTACTTTATGGATCAAACCAAACAAGTGTTTAACGATGAATTCAAAGGTTTTGAATTTAACGTGGGTGATTCAAAGATTAACTACAAACCAGGTACTAAAGAAGAATTGATGAATAAGCAATCGGATGTAAACAATTTTGTCGGCAAATTTTTGGATGACAAAGGTTTAATTGCGGATGCGAAAGGATACCATAAAGCCTTAGCGGTTGCTATGAATCCTGAAAAGTTTGCACAATTTTTCTATGAACAAGGTGTAGCTAAAGCTGTGGATGATGTTACTCGTAAATCCAAAAACATTAATATGGATATACGAAAATCACCGCAATTATCTACAAAAGATGGTTTGAAAATACGCTCAGTTGGAGACAAGAGTAGTGGACGAGGACTAAAAATTAGAAGTATTAATAAAAGTTAAAAATTAAAAATTAAAAATTATGGCAGTAAATGCAACCCCAGGTTTTGATTTACAACCATCAGCACAACAAGTGCCGTTGGAAAGTAATTATATCACAAACTTTGATTTCTTAAACCAGTATCTACCTGATACTTATGAAAAGGAATTTGAGAGATATGGAAACCGTTCAGTTAGCTCTTTCCTTAGAATGGTTGGAGCAGAAATGCCTTCTAACTCTGACCTTATCAAATGGGCTGAGCAAGGAAGACTACACGTTAAATATCAGAATTGTACATCAGGAAACGCATTAGGAAACGCAACTGGTGTTTGGACAATTCCTAATAACCTTACTAACTTTAATCCTGCATTAGCAGGAGGAGCTCAAGCAGCTCTTAGAGTTGGTCAGACAGTAATGATCTCAGATAAAACTGTAGGATCTAACCTTACAAACAAAGGAGTAGTAACAGTAGCACCAACAGCTTTAAATCCAAATCAGGTAACAATTGCTTACTATGAAGGTGGTGGACAGACTATGGCAGCAGCTGTAGCTTGTGATATCTTTATCTATGGTTCAGAGTTTAATAAAGGTGAATCTGGAATGGTAGGTTCTAATGAATCTGATGATTTCATTTTCGACAACAAGCCTATTATTATCAAAGACAAATACGCAGTATCTGGATCTGATATGGCTCAAATCGGATGGATTGAAGTTTCAGGAGAAGACGGAGTAAGTGGATACCTTTGGTATTTAAAGTCTGAGCATGACACAAGACTACGTTTTGAAGACTACATGGAAACAGCAATGATTGAAGCAGTTCCTGCTGAAGCTGGTTCTGGAGCTGGAGACTTTTTCCAAGGCACAACTCCTGGTACATCTGCAGCAAACCTTAACGGTTCTGAAGGTGTATTCTACGTTGTAGAAGACAGAGGAAATGTTTTTGGTGGTGGTAACCCAACAACTCTTGCTGAGTTTGACAGTATTATCCAAAGATTAGATAAGCAAGGTTCTATCGAAGAGAATGTTCTTTTCGTAAATAGAAACTTCTCGTTTGATATTGACGATATGTTATCTGCACAAAACTCTTATGGAGCTGGAGGCACATCATATGGTTTATTCGACAATGACGAAGAGATGGCATTAAACCTTGGATTCTCAGGATTCCGCAGAGGTTATGACTTCTACAAG